TGGGCGGTTTCCAGTAGAACTTGATGCCTCTAACACCCCATTGATGTAAAGCCTGTGAACACTCCCTTCTCTTTCAACAGAGATCATAGTCCAGACGTTCGCGGAAATTCTGGTACTAGATAAAAAGAGTGTTGTTGACCCTGCAACAGTGCCTTGAACCTGATCTCCAATCAAATACACATTAAGCAGAGAGCTTGTACCTGACTGCCACAAGCCTTTGTAGCCTGTAACACTTGTTGGGCGAATCCACATATCTACTGTGAAATCACCAGAACTTAGGTCAATGTTATCGTCAGACGTTACAAAATCATCTGTACCATCAAGCAGTAGTGAAGCTGAACCAAATTTGGCTTGGGCTGTTGAAAGCTGCGCAGTGCCATCCGCCGTAAAGGCAGAACCACCGGTTGGAGTTAGGGCCTCCGCGGAAACGCCAGTAACACTAACGTTTGCGTCACCTTCCATCGTGACGGTTCCGACTGCGCCCGTAGCTTCTAGTCCCGTTACACTTACATCTGCATTAGCCTGAACTGCGACTGAACCAACGTTGCCCGTTGCTTCCAGCCCCGTGACAGGGATGTTTGCTTCCCCGCTTACGGTTACAGTTCCAACCGCGCCAGTGGCCTCTAATCCGGACGGACTTACATTTGCGTCTGCCGTTACCGTGACCGCGCCCACCGCGCCTGTAGCTTCTACGCCGTCTACCGATACCTTTAGTATCGGTGTGCCAAAGGAACCGTCACTCCAAGTGGAACGACCCCACCCTTCATATAGAGTTGACGATGCCACGGCCTTATCCTTACGCTATCCGGATAATTGCGTTTGACGCGTCTGCCGTTGGAAAGATGATTGTAAAATCACCGGCGGTAGATGTCTTATCCGATCCAAAGTCCAAAACAACAACCGCACGGTTGCCATTTGTAGAGTTATAAATCAATGCACCCCGCGCTGTGATCGTCGCCGTTGAAAACGTAAAATCAGCAAAATCACAAAACGCTGTTGTTCCAGACGTAGTCGGATCAATATTTGTCAACGTGCCGCCGCCCGCAGTATATCCTGTGCCGCTAATCTCGCCGGTAGTTGTGTATACCGTCGTAGAGGCATCAAGCGTTGCGGTGTTGTCGTACAACGCAATTTTGTAGGCATTTGCGCCTACATTAAAGTCGTGCAAACCTTCCAAGACTTCTTGCTTAAAAGACGTACACATGTAGTTTCCGGTAAAAGCCATGTATCTTCTCCTTTTCTAAGCCTAACTTACTGTTTCGGCCTAATTACCTTTCCAGTTCTGTACTCGTCGGTAACCTCTTTAGATTCGCCGAACATCTTCAGTCCAGTGATCGCTTCCGCAAAACGCTTCTCATATTGCGCCATTACGTCCTGCTCACCCTTCATATAGATATACGCTTCAATCAACGAACCGTATAACAACGCTAACTCTGCATTTTCACTCAACCAAGTGGTGCCAGAACCCGATCCAGCGGTCAAACTAGCTGGTCTATAGAAATAATGCAGCTCTACAGCGTAACTTGAGTCCGGTGTCGGCCCCAAAACGAAGTTATCAATGTCAAAAACCGCGTAATAACGCGGATTCCCCGTCGTGGTGGCGTCTGGATTGAAAGATTGGACGAAATCTACGTCTTTAAAATCCAAAAACACGTGATCGCTGTCCGAATTGACAAAAGAAAGCGAATATGGTGCCAAAAAGTCGCTCGGACAAGCCAAATACTTGTTAGAAGACGTCATATTGCCACTAACATTCTTCCGAAACAGGCTTAATTGCACATTTTTAAGAATGCGCTCCTCCGCCTGACGGATAAACAACGGCAAATTGTTCACAAAAGACGTTTCGTCGTTCTCTGTGTAGTCCTGAATGGCCTGTTTTAGTTCATCGTATGTAAAGCTCATGACGTACTCACCGTAACTTGCCCAACTTTACCAAATGCCTGCGGCGGAAGAAGGTTTGGTGCCTCTACAAGAGGAATACCAACAAATACATCCAGCGGCTCAATACGGTCAGGTCTTGCATTCTCAAGAGCCTGCGGGTCTACAACCTTGCGAAACGGCCCAAGCTGCGGGTGTTTTGGCTCATACTCGTCGGGACCCACAAGCAAACCATTCCACTCGCGCTTCATCACCTTATATGGATAACGAAACCCAGAGCGGTCAGATATTGCCCACGAATCTTTTCCCGAAGCAAACTTAGCCATCTACCCCGTCCTATAATATTCGTATTTCGGAACAACGTTGAACGACGACCGATCACGGTCTTCCGTTGCAGCGCGTTCGGACTCTTCTTCGTATACAGCTTTGAGCATTTGCACACGATTAGGTGCCCGCTTCAAAGCAATGTAGTAAGCCAAGCCTGCCGCCAGACAGGGATAGAACCGAAACGGCATATCCATCGTGTCTGTGTAAACATCCGCGTCATCCATGCGGGTCAACGCGTCGTAAATCACAACATCGGTGGTGTTTTCAGGCGTAGGCCATATTTTTAGGTTTGGAGTGAGCTGACGATCCAAGAAAAACTGGTTTGGTCGGCCCTGCGTGGTTTTTGTAGGAATTGTAAGGTATTCGTCCCGGCTCAAACGCTCTAACGAATAGTCTGTACCGTCACGACGCACAATAACCGACAGAACGTCGATTACGTCTGTACCCAGATCGTATTCGCCGTCACCAATCGCTAGTGTGACTGTGCGTTGTTTGATTGTCCATTGGTTCAAGCCACGGTTAGCCCAATCTGCAAGCAACAGATTAAGCGAACGCTTTGCCGTCTTTAGGTCGTAACCAGTACGAACCTCAAGACCACAACGCTCGAACGCTTCTTCGACGTACTCAGCGACGTCTAGCTCAAAATCTGTGCTTCCTGATGTAGCCATCTTACTTCTTCACCATGCCGCCTTTGCGCATCTTTTTAACCATGCCACCACCGCGCATTTTCTTTACCATACCGCCGCCACGCATCTTTTTGACAGGCGCTTTCTTACGTGGTTTCATTGCCATCTTTCAATCTCCTATATAGGCGTTCCCGCTTTTCATAGATTTCACGGGCGTTATACTGGCTATTATACGTGTCATAATAGCCTTTTTTATCCAGCTTGTCTGCCGCTTCTTGCAATTTCGACAAACGCTGCACAAAAATCATGGCATATTCAGCATCCACATGAGGCTCGAAGTCAATATCCTCTACAAACTCGCTTTCCTCGTCATGCGGGTGAAAACCCATAACCCAGATGTCTTTGTCAATAAACATACCGTCTGCAATGACGTCATTCATCTCGTCTAGGTAGGTGTGAAATACTTCAGGGTCTTCGTAGAATTTAAAATCGACGATAATGGCTAAATCAAAGTTATCGTCAAACATAGAGACAGTGTTGTACAAACACTGCTTGTTGCTTTCATACTTAAACATGACTGCAACACGATCATCAGCCCAAGCCTGTTGCGCATAAGGACACGGCGGCAAATTATTAAAGTGCGGGCTGGCTTTAGACAAAACTTCTGACGACCAGTCGATCAATTCCCGATGGACTGCTTTTTCTACTTCAAGGGAGGGCGTCAAAAAAGCTAAGTTCATGCCTGCGTTACCGAACCTTTCGTTCTCTTGCGCCGACCGTTCATCACGGCCCCGCAACCCCTAGCAACCGCAGTACCCGCCTGCGATTTACCACGAAAAGGACGTTTAGGCTTCGTTTCAGTAACCGCGCCACCCAGCGCCATACCTTTTACTTTTGCCTTTTTAGTATTCGATACAACCTGCTTGCCTTTAGAGCCTTCTCGCTTCTTTTTACGAGCCGTAGAAGCCCGCTCAGACTGCGTAAGACTTTCAGCTTTGCTGCGAGGTAGGCAGCGGTCAGGGTTCTTTTTATTCTTAGAAGTACCGCATTTACCTTTGATTTTACCATCAGTTCCAATTCTTACCCAGTCTTGGTCCCGCCATTTCTTCAGCTCACCCACTTTTCTTCCCCTTCGCTTTTTTGGCGTAATTGGGGTCTTTACAATACTTCGACGCAGCCATGTTTGCATAAGCCGAAGGGTAAGTGTCGAATGTGCGCTCCGCCCAAGCCTTGCCTGCGGGACATATTTTGCTGCCCTTACTTTTAGACGAGGACTTCTTGGACTTGCGCGAATAGGCCATCAGAAAAACCTTTCTGCCAAAGCGGAAGCTATAATTAAAGCGGCAATTCCCCAAAGACGGATATCCAGCTTGTCTAGCTGCGCATCAATCTTTGCGTAACGACGGTTGCACTCTTCTTCGTGCTTTTCGAGGAGTTTTAATACTTCTTCTACCTTCATCTTACCACGCCTTACAGGACCAGTATCTTGCACTAAATTTGTCTTTAGCCGTGTCGCAATTGTGTCTTGCACGGAAGCTTTTACGGCGACTTGGTTGATCTTTTTTAATCGACATCTTGCTATCTCCAAAGCGAACAAGTTTGACTTGATCGCCTTTTTTAGCGAGAACTGCACTTTTCTTAGCTTTTCCGGGAGTGCGTTTGGGTTTATT